CATTGAGAACATAAGTTTTACCCGGCGTCCACCTCTGTTTTCTCACTGACTTCATGTAGCTAACGATGTGAAGACTATCATCGTAGCTTCCATCACCCTTTGCACCATACTGTTCTGGCCTTACATAATCATCTTTTTTTACTACTGCAACAAACAAGTTGCCGAGAGTGTGGTCGCCGTGCTCATCTGGTGCGCCGGGGAAATCAACCTGATTAACGATTGAATACAAAGCTTCACCGCCATCATCTACTTCATAATAACCCCTTGTTGCAACTATGGACGATGAACTCAATATTTCTGGGTTATCCTTCATTTCTTGAACTGTGTCAAAAAGAGTAACAGAGTCAGAAAGCCACTCAGAAAGCTTTTTCCCCTCAGTCGCACCATCAGCAACAACAACCTGATCGTTTATATTGATAGAGTTTTCGCCAACTATTGAAACACAAGCCCCAGTAATACCAGTTAAAACAACGGCATCCCTTACTGTAACAACGGTTTCACCACCAGCAAAAACAGAGCTTTCAATAATAGAGTATGAGTATTCAGTTGTGTTGTTATCAATTCTGCAAGATCTGTTTTTATCAAAAACATCAGTTAAGTTACCAAATACTTTAAATGATGTTGGAGATATATATTCAGCGGTATTGCAGTTAACCCATTCGTCAGGCTGAGCCGAAGATACTGGATCTGAAGACCAAATCTCATTGTCCTTATCATCCTTCAGAACCATCTTGTAAGAGCCATCCAAATAAACATTGGCATAACCCTCGCCGTTCAGGATGACCGGGTTTGTATTTTCAACAACCTGATCCTCTGACTGGTAAGTTGGCTTTGGTGTGTTTGTGCGAGCCTGATAGGTGTATAACTTACCGAAGGCCAGCGGTTTGCCGTTTCTGTCCCAAGCGTAAAACTTAGGGCCGATCATTGCGACTGCCATATTATTTCTCCTGTTTTGCTTCTCTTTTGGCCTTCTGTAAAGCCTGATTAGCTTGTTGATAGTATTGCATAAATGCTTTGTTTCGACTAAGCCATAACTGATCAAGCTGATTGCGCTTCTCTGCGCCGCTTAAATTTGGGTCGTACTTAATCTTGAGCTCAGCCGTTTTAATTCCTTCCTTCCCATACATCAGCTTAATTAGCTGATTCATGGAATCGTTTAAGGCAAATAGAACCTCCTTCTCCTTAGCCGATAAGCCAAAGAAGCGATCATCCTTGAACTTGCCCGGCTGTTCTCCACGCTGAGCAAGCTGGCGGCGAACATCCACCGTCTGCCTAAATGTTGATACAACCCGATCAGACTGCTCTTTAATGTCAAAGAACTTTTCCATTGAGGCGGTTGCCGGACGAACATCAGGAGTCAAGAAGCGGCGAAGGAAAATGTTGTCTGAAGCCTTGCGGTCAGGCTTCTCACCAAACTTCTCTTCATCCCAAAGCATGTGATCTGTTCCCCAAAGCAGATAGCCGCCTAAGTACCCGGTGTAAGCCTTGAACATGTGCTCAGCTTTAACCGGGCTGACACCAAGGGCTTCACCCATTCTCACAAAGGTTTCACTGGTGTTTGAGGTGTACTGCTCTGGCGCTTCCACGTTTGAAAGTGACTGAGGAACAACAGGCGCACCAGTCCACTTCTCGTTACGCACCAAATCCCACCAACCTGTCATCATGGCCGGGGTTCCATCAACGCCATACATCTGAGTAAGCGTCCAAAGCATTCCATCAGCAAACTCTTTACCCTTGTCATCTTCTACATACTTGGCAAATAGCTCAGGCATAGTTGCATAAACAAAACCAACATCATAAGGGCGAGGTATTTTAATGAACTGCCCACCACCAACCTTAATATGCCAGTTAGTTCGCTTTTCGTAATCCGGGATCTGTTGATAGTCTTCATCATCTTTATTCACTAAATAAAGGATCAGAGTCGGAACCGTTATCCCAAGAAACGCCTTCATTGCTAAAGCCGTTGGGTTCCCGTCATATCGCTTGCTTACTACCGCTTCCCTGAAAACTCGATCCTGAGATTGAATCATTGCGTTTAGGAACGGGACTGTACGGATATAACCAGTCAGGAACCTGTTTGCACCAAGTACACTAAAGTCCGTTGAAATCTCCCTTGCATCAAAGCCAGCGTCCATATCTGACTTCATGTTTTTCTTGGCAAGCCTAAACTCACCAATTCGAGTGCCATACTCAAAGGCGCTGGCAATATTGTCGATAGAGCTGAGCAGGCGCTCAGGAATAGTCATAATTCCAAACTCATCAACCGCAACCCTGCGCCTCGCTGTACCTTCTTTAGTTGTGGCCTCAAGTCGGCTTGAGTAACCACCACCAGAACGAAGGAAGTCTTGATAATACTGATCCTTGGTAATGAAGGAGTACATGCCCTTGAATGAGTCAACAAACGGCTTGAAGTTGTTCTTGCTCAAGAATGCCGCCCCGGTGGTATCCCTTACCAAGTTAGCCCCGGTGAACTCAACGCCCAAGGTGATCATGCGAGTAAAGAAGTTCTTAACCCCGAACATCACATTCATGAATGAGCTGTAGCTTTCCGGGTTCATGGATAGAAGCATTTCCTGAAGAAGCGGATCTTGCACTTCGTAATACTTCGGCTTTCCGTTGATAATCACTGAGTCAACGATATTGCCCGACTCATTAACCTTCGGCGTAACGCCATGTTGCCAGAACTCAAGCAAGCCCTTGGTAGCCAAATCAAGATCACCTTCAAGCTCAATGCCGTTCATTTCCAGAACCTTGCCGATCTTCGCCTGCATTTCATCGGCGTAAACCTGAACCTTGCGCGAGTCAGGCGCGATCTTGGTTGCGAAGATAGCACCATCCTTGTGACCAGAAATGTACTGATAAAGACGTTGTTTAGCTCGGTTGTTAAGCGCGGCACGGACGTTGGCCGTCACGCCGTCCTGAATATTAACCAGAATATCATTGAGGTTTGCTGTTCCACCCTTGAGCTTTTTAAAGCCAGTGGTAGCCGTGCTACCGCCAGCCAACTGATCGCGAATACGGTTGAAAGGCACATAGTCTTTATTCATCGACTGCATGGCCTTGCGACCTTCGGGCGTAATCATTCCGGCTTCTTGATAGAAGTCCATCATGCGGTCATTGAACGCTTGATACTCTTTGTGGATAGACTCAAACACCGGGTAAGTGCTGCCAAGTCTCGCCCACTCTTTAGCGGTTTCTTTCGGGATCAGGTTCTCACGCTTCTGGCGGTGAAGCTCAAGCGCCCGGCGACCAGCGAAGTAACGCATAAGCAGATCAACCTTTGCTTCACCCTCATGCTCTGGCTGAAGCTTGATTGTTTTGACCGGGGCCAGCACCTCATAAAGACTTGCGCCGTTACGCTTCAGATCGCCTTTCTCATCAAACTGAACTGTTCCATAGTTCATGATGTAATCAGAGATACCTTCAGCGCCACCATTGGCAAGCCTGAACTGCTTCCAAGCTGACTCTTGAACCGTACCAACCTTACGGGTTAGCTCTTGCTCAACCTTCCGGGCAGCATGGAAACGGTCAATTACCTGCTGGCGAATACGCGAATCACGGCGATACTTCCACTCATCAAACGCCTGAATGAAAGAGGTGTCTTTACCAATCAGAGCTTGGCCCAACTTATCCGGGCCTTGGAAGTAGAACTTGTGCATCAGGTCTTGCATATCGCGCATAGGATTCAGAAGCTTACGATCTCTTGCCAAAGTGTTGGTGAAAGCCTCATAGAACTTAGGCGCTCTGTTCTGAGCTTCGTTGGCATTGGTCAGCCATAGGCGCACAAACTCAGCAAAGCCTTCAATCTTCTGAATCTTCGGATCAGCATCGGTATAACTTAGAGCCTCAACCTCACTGACAAACTTCGGATCTTTATAAAGCTTCTGGAAGTTAGGTAGCGTGATATTTGAGTAAACATCAAGGTAATGGGCCAGCTCATGAGCAAGAACCTCAACATCGTTCTTGCGGCGCGTTCTAATCTCGCCAACATTCGGGCGATAGAAACCCTCTTGTGACTTGCCTTTAATCTTGCCGAAGTAAATGCGGCGACCAGCAATCTGAACCAACTTCCGCATGATAGGCTCAATGCGCTGAGGCTTCTCAGGGATCTTAACCTTGCGGCCTTCAATGGTTACAAATTCTCGGCGCTCTGGTATCCCGGTTGAACGGAACAAGCCAATAAAGTTATGGCCCGGCGCATGAAACACACGCTCACCACTTTTCGGCTCAGTACCTTTCTTGTTGTCACTCTTCTTGTAGTTGAGTGTGTTGGTGTCGTTCTTCTCGATTGTCACCATAACGGTTTCAACACCAGTCGGACGATCAGAGCTCTTGAAGCTGCCAGAAGGCAGGTCTTCAATATATGAGCCCATATCATCAAGCCACTCACGGAACTCAACAGACTTCTTGCGCGAGTTCTTAACACCTGCCCCCATGATAGCCACAAGCTTTCCACCGGGTTTCAACAGGTCATAAGCATGGCGAACATGCTCAATGTCTTGGAAGTTTTCAAACGGTGGATTCATCACAATGCGGTCATACTGCTTACCCTTGTAGTCAAGGAAGTCATCAGCAACCACGTTGTAACCTTTGGCTTCAAGAATCGCCTGAAGGCCAGAGTTAACCTCAATAACATCAAGCTCAGCATCAGGAGCCGCCGCCTTAACCTGATCAGCAATATTTCCTTTGCCAGCGGAAGGCTCAAGAACTTGGTGGCCGGGCTCAATGTCGGCATAGTCAATCATCTGATCAACAAGTGGCTTAGGTGTCGGGAAGTATCCGGCAATCTTTTTGCCTACAAGATCACGCTCCATCTTCTTCAATGGATCTTCTTTCTGCTTCTCAACGCGAAGAGAATCAAGCTCACGAATTGCGGCGCGTAACTGCTCATCAGTGGTGATACCGATACGGTTTAAGCGACCAATAGACTTTTGAGCGTCAGGAATAAAACCAAGCGTGTAGCTGTCAATATAGCCCTTCTTAACTGCCTCTTGGATTTTGCTCGCTTGCTCTTCACTGAGAATGCGGTTTTCACCTTTCTCGGCAGGCAGGCGGCGAAGCTCAGCAGCCAAGCGCATAAAGCCGCGCTTACCTTCAAGGTCACGCGAGAAGCGCATAGCTCTATCTTGATTGATAGTGATCTCAGGCATAGTGACATTAGCAATATAGTCGTCAATGGTCACATCAGGCTTGAGCTCATAATTCATTGAGTAGCCGTCATAGCTACTCTCAAACAGTTCATTAGGGATTGCCCGGCGCTGAATACTCATGAGCTCTTCAAGCTGAGTAACCTGATTGATTTTGCCAAGGTGAACAAGATCGCCATCCTGCAAGGCGTTACCGATATTGCGAACAGTCTTAGCAAGCGCCAACTGCTTATAAGCTCGTTCAGTGGCATTAGCCGCCATTGAAGCGCGTCTTGCTGTGTTTGTTTCGCGTGGTCGATTTATCTCAGCGTCAGCCTTGGCCTCAAGCTTGTCAGCCATTTCAAGCAGGCGATCAGCGTTCTTACTCTGCTTAACTTCAGCCTTAGCTTCTTCAAAGTCGCTCTTGCTTACGTCCTTGCCTTTTAGCAACTGGTCGAACTGATCAGCGGCATCCTTAGACTTGAACTGAAAACCGGGAATAGCACCCTGCTTGGCATAGGTTGAGTAATACCCACCAAACTGCTTAGCCTTTCCGCGAAGGTCGTTAAACTGCTCACGGCCAACACGGTCAACCAGTTTGACCACAAACAGATCTTCACCTGTCTTACTGTGCTTTGTTTCTGCTCGCTCTGTTTTAATGGCCTCAGCTTCACCCTCAACCACCTTTGGCTTATCTTCAGGGCGAAGAGACTCAGCAACCAGCTCATCATATTTAGCCAGTTGCTCAGGGCTCATCTTGTCTTTACCGCGAACACGAATGAACTCTTTAAACTCTGGCAGGGTTTCAGGGCTGGTCAGCGCCTTAACAAACTGCTCTTTGCGCTGCTCCATTTCAGCCCGGTACTCTCGCTGCTTCTCGTAAGCGGCATCAACATCGGCCTGAGTCTGCTTATTCACCTTCTCAATAATCTGCTCTTCAAATGACTTGGAGCCGCCAAAGATAGTGAAAGTAGCATCACCCATAACGTGAGCTGAAAGCATTTGCTCATAAGCCTGCTTTACCATTTGCGGCTTCTTCAGATCAGAGCGTGGGCTTCTGATAATCTCCTGAAGCATTGCCTTGGTGAATTTGCGGTCACTAAGCTGAGCAATGACCTTATCTTTGTTGGCAACAAGGCTTTCAGCATCAGCCTTGATCTGATCTACCGTTGCTGTTTGGTTGGCTACCGACTCACGGAAACTAGCAAAAGACTTGGCCGCGCTGGTTCCATAATCGCTTACAGCGGCTTCAGGCTGTTCAGTCTTAACCTCTGGCTTCTTCTCTGGCTGCGCTGGTGCTGCTTTCTCTTCTGGCTTGGCTTGCGGTTGCTCATCGGTTTTAACCTCTGGCTCTCTTGATAGCTCAAAGTAAAGCTTGCCAAGCTTGGAACGTGGGCCAACAACTTTAACAAAGCCACCCAAGTCAGAAAGCTTCTCATCCATCTTCTTCAGGAACTCGATAGTCCCGGCGCGATCAGAATCAAGCGAAGCCTCAACCGCTTTCAGGGCTTTAGGTATAGCCCACTTTCGATTGTCTTTAGCGACTGCCGGCTTACCTTCCTGAAGGTATGTTGAAACCTGACCAACATAGTCAGCAATATCCTTCATGCTCTTAGCTTGCTGCTGCTTCTGCTTAACCTCAGCCGGGCGCATCTCGTAGAGCTTGCGCTTAATGGCCTTGCGATCACGCTCAAGAGCATCAACGCGCTTGGTGTACTCTTTCATGGTTCGCTCAGCTTTGGCGTTAGCCTTAGCCACATTGCGACCACTGCGACCAGTAACCAACCAAGAAGGGTTGTTGATTGCCTGCTGAGCGTTCCAGCGGTTAAAGTCAGCAACCTTCGCCATGTGCTGATCAATCAATGCCGCCGCTTCTGTTTTTTGCTCTGGCGTATCAAGCACAAACTTTGAGCCTTCAAGATCATCAATGATGGCCTTGGCTGTATCCTTTTGCTCTTGGTTAAGGTCACGGCCTTTACCAAGGTGGGTTGAGCGGTTATAACCATCAACAACTTCTTGACTGAGCTCAGGCACGTTAACCTTTATGCCTTTGTGCTCTAATGTAGGTGCTGGCTCGGTGACGGCAGTTCCCACAGGTGCAGCCTGCTCGCCGCTTCGTGCAGGCTCGGCGGTAGCATCAACTCGCTCTGGTTCAACCTCTCGGCCTGCTCGCTGAGCTTCGTCAATTGCAATGCCTCGCTCTTGCTGATCACGTTGTTCAGGTACGCTATCTTCAACCACTCTGGCATCTTGCTCACCCTCCATAGGAACATCAAAGGCTACTGGCTCAGGTTGCTGAGGCTCTGCCTTGTCAATTTCAAACTCTTCTTGAACCACCTGATCAGGTTTAACTTCTTGTTTTGGTTCAGTTTTTTGCTCTGACTCCTTCGGCGTAACCTGTTGTTTTTCTTCAGGTTTTACCTCTTGCTGAACTTGTGCGCGTTCAGGCTTGAGTGAGTCAATAACCTGCTGCTCAACGGCTGTTGGTTGAGCCTTCGCAAGCTCTTCTTCCATTGCTTGAGCAATAACCTTTTCAGGTGAATAGTTAATCTCGTTTACAGCAGCCGTAGAAGTACCACCAACACCGCCAAAGACTCCACCAGCAACAGCACCAGCAGCCGCCCGATCAAGAGCTTCTTTCCAGTCCATAGCGACATCAGTACCATAACGCTCACCAACATATTCAATCATCCCTTCTTGAATGGCTTCAGTAGCGGCCTCTTTTGAAAGTGCTTTACCACCTGCTTTAGCTGAACGCTTGGCAGACTCACGAAGCCCGGCTTTCAGGATCTCTTTGCCTAGCTCTTCCTTGCCAGCCTGCGTGATACCTTTCGCGCCGATACGTTCAAGCAGTGAAGCAGCAACAGCAAAAGGAGCGGCCTCAAGCACATCTTCAAGCTCTGCCTCTTGTTTGCCTTTGTTCTGAGCTCGTTGCTCACCAATCTCACCAGAGCGAGCAAATACATAAGCAGGAAGGGCATAGATAGCGGAAACCATATCAGGAACCGACTTGATACCTTGCTCAAGGCCATACTCCAAAACATCGGCGTAAGCACTGGCGCTAAGTGGGCCACCTTCAGAGAATGACTTTTTCACATCCTCCCAGCCAACTTGCTCTTGGTATCCAAGGTCAATACCTTTCAGAACGTCAGCGCCCTTATTTAGAATCTGAGGCGCGTCACGCTTGGCCCACTCTTCAGGCCCAAGCACTGAAGGAAGAATGTCACCATCTTCCCAAACTAAGCCGCCCATAGGGAACTTCTTCTCAAGCCCCTCACCAACAGTCACGATGGTATCAAGAAGAGCACCGCCAACGTCACCAGCTCGCTCACCTGCACCTTTACCCCAATTAGCCAGTTTGCCGCTAACAAGCTCCATCATGCTTTGTTGCTCTGGCGGCTTTTGCTCTTCAAGCATACGGCGCTCAAAGGCAATATCATCAGGTGTCTTACCTTGCTGAACCGCTTCATAGATCTGATCATCAGTCCAAGCAGGGTTAGTTTGCTTGAGCTCCTGAACCTGTTGATTGAATGCGGCCTTGCGTTGCTCTTTCTGATCCCACGCTGACTCAATAACACCGGGCTGCTCTGGCTCGACCTTGCGAGCCGCCCCGGTGAAACCGTCAACTTCTACATCTTGGAGATCAACTGGCTGCTGCTGAATAGGCTGAGGCGCTGGCGCTTGGTAGCCAATGCGCTGATTGAACTGCTCGATAGGAATATCAGAGTAGTATTTAGTGTGGAGGGCAGACACTAACTGATCGTCTGCCACATCTTGATACTGAGGGTATTTAGCCCGGAAGTCTTGAATGAACTGTGACACGCACGTTCTCCTTCTTATTGTTTAGCGAATGCCTAGCGGATCGTTTCCTTCAGGGTCAGAAGCATCAGGAATATTCAGGCCAAACTTACGGCCAGCCAATTGAACCGCTTCGGTTCTGCTAATGTTACCTCGTTCACGGTAAAGCTTCACTGCTTCAGTAGCGATAGCCTGAACACGGTTACGGGTATCAGGGTCAAGGTTGGTAATATTGCCCTGCTGATCGAAGATGCCACCAAGCAGCTCACCAGCTTGGCGATACATCAAGCTTTCATCTGCACTCTTCAGATCACCTGAGCCAGTACCAGAGCCGGAAGTTTTAACCGGGCGCGTTGCTCGCTCAACTTCTCGGCCACCCTTATAAACCACATCTTCACCACCGACCTGAATGGCTTTAGGGTTCTCAAGGATCTTGTCCATTGCCATAGCTTTAGAAAGCGACAGCTCCATAAATTGAGGGTCGTATTGCTCAGGAAGCTTTGCCTGCACTTCAGGTGAAACACCTTGATACATGAGCTGATAGCGGCGCTGTTGCTCTTCTGGTGTCTTACCCTGAAGAACATAAGCCGATAGTTGGCCCATTTCGTCAACGCTTCTCTGAGCGGCTTCACGCTTGCGGTCATCCATCTTGCCAACGGCATCAATGAAAGTCGCACCACCTTCAGGATCAAGGGCAAGCAACTGTTGCGCGGCATTCTGATCACCAGCAACAGCCTGTTGGCGTAACCCGGTAAGCATGTTTTGACGATCCTGCGCTTTTCGCTCACGCTCTGGCCGCTCTGCAATCTCTCGCTCAGTCTCTTGAAGCTGAAGATCCGAAAGGCGGTTGCGAGTTCGAGCGCCCTTAACCGCCGCCGTAGTCCGATAAAGATCGGCTAAGTCGATACCATATTGATTAGCTGCCATTATGCTGCTCCTGCTCCTAAGTTCTTATATAGCAGCCAGTTTTGAGCTGCTTGATTTGTAGCCTGAGCCGCACCCTGATAAGCGCCTGCACGGGCTTGTCCTTGAGCATAAGCAGACTGAGCCTGAGCTTGCCCTAAGTTTGAAAGGATGTTTCCAGACTGTTGAGCAAGCTGACCAGTGGCCCCGGCTTGCCTTGCTGCTGAAGCCTGCCCCATTCCAGATAGGCCAGAAAGGATATTGTAGCGGCGAGCTTTCTCATTCGCTTCACGGGCGTAAGCATTGGCATACTCTTGGCTTGCAAGGTTCTGAGCATAGTCAGTAACACCTTTCTGCTGAGCTCCACTCAACAAGCGGCCACGGGCAGCGGCAGACTTATCAAGCGCCTCAACGCCCTGATCCATACGGAATTGATAGCCGGGGTCTTTCGTAACATCAACACGCCCAACCTCAAACTCACCAGATTCAACACCAGACCACAATTGCTGAAGGGCTTGCTCACCAACATCACGCCAAGGTGCGAAGTCTTCACGCTGCTGCTCTGCAAGCTCGCGCTGAAGAATAAGGTTTTCATCTGAGATACGCTCTTGTGACTCAGCGGCAGTCTTAGCCGCCTTTTCCTGAGCTTTGCCTGATTGGTAGGCAGATACGCCACCAACAACAGCAGATCCAATAACAGCCGCCGCAACTACTGACATAATTCCCCCTTAGAGCCATCGGCCAAAGCTTGAGCGTGTTCAGTTAAAACCTGCTCATCATGCTCAATCTGCTTCATTGCCTGCTCAAGTAGATAGTTAAATTCTTCCAGCTCTTCAAAGGAGCCGCACGTTAAAAACTCATACATTTCTTCTGGATTGCGTTCTTCTGCACAATGAAATGTGATCCAATGAGTGTCTTCATGAGCGTACCCGGCTCGCTTCTTCCCGGCTTTACCTTCCATGACATTGAGCCCGGTCAGGCGCTTTACTTCCCCGGTATCAGTTGAAACCGAAATGTCACCACTCAGCATAATGTCAAAGTGGTCAAACTTATGGATTCGGCCAGTAAGCAACGTGCCTTTAGGTATGGTGATCTCACGGGCATAAATGCCGCCGTTAAAGCGGTGGTTAACATCAATATGAACCTGATCCTCTTGAAGCATTGCCGCCTCAAGCATGTTGAGCTTATCCCGGCGCTCTTGAATATCAATTGAAGATACAGCGGCTACGATTGCCAGTGAGCGCGATTCTTCCAGTTTTGTATTTGTTTCTTTCATGGTATTCCTACGGTGTTGTCATCTGGCCGGAAGACTTGCTTTCTGCCAATAGGTTGTTAAGAACAGCTATAGCACTATTAAGATCTGAGGCAAGTTGGTTTATTGCCGCTTTGTTCTCGTTAGTTAAGTCTGCCATTGATTGAGTGTAAGACTGATCATAAGTTGCTGGCGCTGCTGCTACATCTGGAGTTGTTATATCAACAGTCGTTTCAACCGCATCAGCTATTTCAGCCATCCTCAAAACTAAACCAACAGTTGACTCATTGGCTAAATCATTAAATCCGACTACAGAACCATTAGAGCCATGAGCTTCAGTTGCATTTATGTGAGAGTCAAGTGAGTTTGCCAGCAGCAATATCGCATCTGCGTTAGCCGCAATATCCGATGCGTTCTGAGCAATAGCTAAAGCATTTTGAAGTATGTCTTCAGAGTTCTGTGCAATATCATCAGAGTTTTTCTGTATAGCTTCAGCGTTCTCAATAATTGACAGCCTGTTGGCCTCAATAGCCTCTACGTTCTCATTAACCTGCCTAATCACATCATCAAGAGACTCAAGGTTGTTATCAATTGCATTACCGCCCTTATAAGACGTTCTAACATACAGATCACGAAACCAGATAGCCCATGCGCGAGAAGCCCGACCTGTTTGGTCGAGCAACGGAGCGGTCAACGGCGGCTGAGATACAATGTTTTTAGGGTCTGAACCAGTTGCTAGATCTACCATTAGCGCACCTCAATAAACGCGCCACCAACATCAATAGGAACAGGATCAGAGATCTGAACTCTAAAGATGAACTGGCGAGACACACCTAAGCGATTCCACTTAACACGGGTTAAATACTCACCCATGCGGCCAATGTTAGCGAACTTCGTATTACTCCAAGTTTTTCCGCCATCCTTTGAGAACTCAAGTCGCGCTTTAGGGTCTTGCCCTTGCCCCAAGATAGTTCCAACACCAGAGGTCATATCAAGCTCAAAGCTATCAACCGTTAAAAATTCACGGCCATTATTGACAGTGGGAAGTACGAACTCACGGACAACAGGCTGGCCGTCATCTGTATAGAAATTGTTAGCCATTTCATAGATTCGACCACTTTGAAAATCCCCAACCAATGT